CCAAAAGACCAGAAAGACCGGGAAGATGCTGGCAACCAGAAACAAACACTATTCTGTTTCCAGTTGATGACCAAAATCCATCAGTATATTTTGTTAAATTTGTCGCAGATGCTGTTTTTGGCAAAAAAGTACCTGGATGTACTTCTGAAATATAAAGTCCAGAACCAGCGGTTGGTACTGAAACTCCTAACGAGAAGTAAGGAGTTGTTGAAATATCTGATGTATATGTTCCTACTTTGGCGACATATACTGCTCCAGATATAATATTAATACCATCAACAAATTCCCATAAATGAGAATGATATCCTTCAATTCCTCTATATGAGTTTGCAATCGCTCTATTTGAAGAATCTCTTATAACACCTGTAGCATTTCCAAGAGGAAGAGTCAATCCAAGCACCATTCCATCCGACGTATTTGCAGTCCAAGAATATCCTTCCCATTTACTATATAAATTTATCCCATTTACTTCAGTAAGAAATGTTCCTCTCTCAATTATACAAGTAAAATTAAGAGCTTCTCTTTGAAACCAATTCTGAGTGTAAAAAGATGAACTAAATGTTTGATGTCCGCTTCTAAAGGTTGCTATAGTTTGAGAAGCTGTAGCATATACTGGAGTTGAAGTTCCAGTAGTTGTACATGTACTTTTATATCCTGCTCCAGTATTATAAGACATAAACGCCCCGAGATACATAACATCACCAATTGAATTATCTTGTCTAACAAAAGCATTACTAACTATACCAGTAATAACAGTTCCTACTATAGAAGTATATGATGCTGCACCGGAAACATGCATCCCAATAATAGAGGTAGCTGAACTAAACCCTATAGACTCTAAATCAAATGAAAATTGATTTAATGATTGTAACATTAAATGATATACTTTTGAATTTGATATAAAAGAAACATTTATATAATAAAATTTTGGAATTTGTACACAAACAGATTGAGTTGCTAATAACCCAGTTTGGTCAGGATGTGAATAAGAAGTTGCATTATAATCTTTCACATAAGTTCCAGCATTATCCACTACTACTCTTTTCATATTTCCTTGAACTGTTGTCTGTTTATCAAAGAAAGATGTTATATCATCTCCGCCAAATAAATTATTCATTCTAGTTGCTATAGTACTTAACCAAACGTTGTCTTCAGAAGTTCCAGTACCAACTCTTTTAAATGTGTCGTCTGTAAAATTATATATAAGCCCATATACTGTCGAACCTAGTACCATTCTATCATCAACATACTTTTTAGTTGCTCCTTGATAATCTGATATTGGAGTTGGAAGTATCGGACTTGACGTAAACGTCTTCACACCTTCTATTGTTTCATCACCAGTTTTATGGACTGTAGAAGAGTCTCTTTCTAAAAGTTCATCCTCAATCTTGTCAGAAGAATATGTTGAAGTTGTTTGAACCGTTATATCATCTATAGTCGCTGCTATACGAAGCTTTTCAATACTATCTCTATTTTTACTCATTATCCATGCTCCTAAGAAGAGATTTCAGTATAGACTGGTCTCATAATATTTTGTTTATCTTTTTCGTTCTTCTTTTTATTTTTTTGTACTTGTTGATACACTGCTTGAACAAGTTTATCAAATTCTTCTAAAGTCATCTTCTCTTTCCTTCTTTTGTTTTTGCATCTTGTAGTACCATATTTTTAAAAATAGAAAGCTCTAGAGGAGGCAACATCAACAGCTCATCTAAACTCCAATTATGTTTTTTCATTATATGGATGTTTCTATAAAAAATTGTGGTGAATCCTTTGATTAAAGAATTCACCATTATTCTAAAAAATCTTCTACACCTTTAAATTGTAACTTTTGTGTATGTCCACAAAATTCACAAGTTCCTTCTACATGAATATTTAACTTTGGTTGAATGGAATCAAATTCTGAAATCAATTTATCGAAATTTTCTTTATCCAGCTCTTCATTAATCCATTGATACATCTCTTCAATATCAGTTACTTCATAAGTTTTATCTTTAAAGTCAAAAGATTCTATAAAAGAAGCAATATATCTTAATGATTCTTCGATAAGTGAATTTTCAAGATTCATTCTATATTCTGATGATTGATGAAGATTAAAAATACAATCTTTAGTTTTAATTGTTCTTTGTTTAAGAGGTTCAAATACTACAGATTTATCAAGATAGATTACATAATTTGATTTTGCTGAACATTTCTCACAAGTAAATACGACATCTAAAAGATTTGACTTTGATAGTTTATAAAGTTCAGTAAGTACAATTTTTTCTTCTAGAATTGTAAGAGGAACTCTACATTCAATGTTGGTATCTATTAGATATTGTTTTATGAGATTGAATTTAAATTCATCTGAAGTTTGATATAGAGAATCAAAGTTAGTTAGTTGAAGATTAGTCCATGGCTTAATTAAAATAATTTTACCATTGAGCTTGATTTCTTTACTTCTTAAAGTGTTTATTTTTGGTAACGGCATATAAAACATCCCTCATTTTATAAGTATTTATTTCATTATAAAATGAGGCTTTAGAGATTAGCTAATCTCTAACGTTGATATAATTACATCTACACTTGCTGTAGATGTCACTTTAAGAGTAGATGAAGTCTCGACTACAGTTTTTTGTTCTCCGCCTACTACAACCAATGCGCCGCCAGCCGGAATAGGTGCTTGTTTAACCATATGAGCTAAATTTAACTTAACATCAACAAATACTGTCTCTGTTGAAGTGTTTGCTATTGAAAATCCAATTACTGTAGTTTGTGTCGAAGCAGGTCCAGTAAAAACAGTTGTTTCAGTAGTAATGTTTGTTGATTGATATGATTTGAAAGTATTTGCCATTTGAGTTTCCTTTATCCTAAAGCAATAGCAAATGCAAGCGCATTGCCATCATCTGCTGAAATTAATATATAAGTAGAACCAGACCATCTATATGTCTTTGAATTTGAAGTGTCTACATAAATTTTACCACTTTCTCCAGTAACTGGAAAAGAAGCTAAAGTGGCAAATTCAAGAACATCATCTACATAAGATGGAAGTTGAGATGAAGGAACTAAACCTGAACCATCTAAAGATGCGTATCCATTAGCTTTTCCTTTTTCGTTCTTATTCTCAAGACCAAGATTATAAAGTGCTAAGTTAAGAATTTTACTTGTTCCATAAGCAACACCAACAAGTTTTCCTTCGGTTAATGTTAGTTTTCCCGGGACAGTAGTGTCAAGATAATACTTCTCACCCTTAATTAGAGTAGATGTTTGTTTCAAATCATACATACCATATGTATATACTATTAGATTATCTATATCAATAATTCCAGTCATCTCATCAAAAGCTCGTTCAAACTTCATAGTAGATGGATTAAACCACACTACATCATCGTTTACAACATCAAAAGCAATATCAGATATTGAATCTACTTTGATGTTTAATCTAGCTACTGGGATATCAGATTCACCGGATTGTAGGTAATCTACTAGTTGTCGAATTGGTCTATTGATTGTGTCTGCAAGAAATAGTGGGTGGTTTTCACCCACTAATTTTTCATTATATTGAATATAAGGTATAGTTGGGATTGGCATTATAATAACCTACTTTATAAGTATTTATTTATATTAATTCAACCCATTGATATATATTTCCAGCGACTCTGTAGTAATTATTTGGAGGAATAATTACAGTAAGAGTAGAATTATCGGAAGAACCAGTGACAACATTAACCCAATTTACATTATCACTAGATACGTGAATATATGAAATATCATTATATGATATATAAATAACTCTATAAATATTTGTGTTATTTTGGTAAACAGTTCCATTAGCTGCTTTACCTGTATAGACATAATTAGTTCCAAAAGTTGAAGTGGAGATATCACCACTTCCTAATAAACTTACACTATTTACAGTTTTAATATTAGTACCTGACACTAGAGTTGGTTGAACTTCAACATTTCCACTTCCTAGTAACGAAGTAGAGTTTACTGTTTTAATATTAGTACCTGACACTAGAGTTGGTTGCACTGCAACATTTCCACTTCCTAGTAACGAAGTAGAGTTTACTGTTTTAATATTAGTACCTGACACTAGAGTTGGTTGTTTGGTATCCGCATATACTTTCGAAGCTACTTGTGTCCAAGCCGACCAAGAAGTAGTATATTTTGATCTATAATAAAATGCTTCTTGTTCACGATATGAATGATATTTTTGATATACCATCCCATCACCAGCAGTCACTTCAAGTACACCAGCATACGGAGCTGGATAGTTTAGACCATCTGCAGCAAAAGCATTAGATTCTTGATGATATATTCCAGGAATAATATAGTTATTTAAATCTTGTGCAGTTGCTAAATTTCCTTTAAATAGTAAAGAATTTCTCTGGTCAAAAACATTTAAATCTATCTTTTCAACTGTATCAACATAAATTTTATTATCAAGTGAATTTATTTCAATTTTTCCCATTTTATTTTGTTACCTTTTTAATGAATTACTAAAACTGAACCATCTGAAATGGTTAAAGATGCATCAATTGAAAATGGCCCAACAACTGAACCGTTAGCACCTACTGGAATTACAAAATCTTGAGGCATTACTATTGGATTCAATCTAATAGGAGACCAAAAACCATCAGTTCCATCATTTGATATTTCATTAAATTTATCACCCTCTAAGAAGATTGGAAATCCAGCTCCTCCAGAACCTGAAGTAGTGACATTCAAAATCTGGTCAGTATCAAATGCAATACCTATCAATACTCCCGAATTTTTTAATGTAGTAAGTTTTCCAGGTAGAGATTCATCAAGATAATATTTAGTACCAGGTACTAAAGTATTAATTGATTTCAAAGTATACATTCCAAAGATATAAACTATCAAATTAGTAACATCTATAATTCCTAATGCTCTATCATCAGATGCTTTATCAAATTTAGAGGTTGTAAAATTATAATATACAATATCATCATCAACAACACCAGCAGTTATATCTGTCGCAGAGCCAATTTTAATATGAGTTCTTGTAACTTGAGTATCTGCATTTCCATTCTCAAATTTAGCTATTAGTTGTTTTAATGGTGTATTTAATGTATCAGTTAATTCAAGTGGATGATTAGCACCTACTAATGGGACATCATAATTAATGAATGTTATATTTGAATCTAATGGCATTTTTATGTTTCCTATTATACTTTATAAGTATTTATTTATCAATTAGGAGAATACTCCATTTTCCATTCTATGATGAATTTCTTTTCAGGCGTCTTTACTGATTCGGTAAATGTCTTTCTAGCAAAAAGAACACCATCAAGAGAATAAAGGCCAGCTTCATTATAAATTGCAGCACCAATTCCATTTCCTTCATCCTCATTAAGAATAAATCTCCAAGTAATAGAGAATGGTTTGAGAATTGATTCAGTAATTATAGTTGAATAATTAAACCTAAGTGTTTCATGATATAAATGTGTATCTAAAACGTTGGGTGTTTGCAAAACTGAATTTATAATTCCACCATCTCCAAGCGCCAATGATGATATTTTTGAACCAACAGTTCCTTGAAGACAATTAACAAGAACTTGGAACGAAGTATTTACTATTTTATTTTGTTCATCAACAACAACGTTCTCTTTGTCTTTTATAACTTCTATAAGTTTAAAATGACCTTTTAAATTAATTCTATCCATTTTATTTAAACCTTTTTTAATTTTTATCATCCGCTTTTATTTCATATCCAATATGAAATGAACCAGCAGTTAAACAACCATTTGCAGTACCAATATTTGTAGTGTCTGCTGAATAAGCACCATAAGTCATATCAAAATTTTCAACAGTAGGAGTCTCTAAAACAGCTGATGTATTTCCTTTGCCAGTTGTTCCTATAATAGTCGGCGGATTTGACATTACATTCCAAGTATAATAAACTCGTCCAGCATCTATGATAACATTATCAATATTTACAATTTTGGCAATCAGACTAGCATAACTAGCTTCTGGTCCAATATCGGCTCTTTGATAGTAATCTGTCGGATATTGAAGAGATGTTCCCATCGGTTTCCAAACTCCATCCACCTCAACATATGGAAATGAGAACATATCAAAAATAGAAAATCCTTCATATTCAATCTCAAACATATCAGATAAAAATGAAACATAAACTGGAATAAAGGTATCTTCCCAACCAGCTGGATGTGCAAAATTACGAATATATTTAGTATAAAGTTCTGGTGTAATATCAGCATAAATTTTATACTTGAACGGAATTAAATTTTCATCTACATCAAAATATTCTTCGTAAATAACAGAACCAGATTCTTGATATGAAAACTTTAAAGTATCTAACTGTTTCTCTAGTTGTGCCTTTTCAATTTCATCAGTCGTAGTATTATACTGAAGCAATAATTGATTATATGTGTTTCCAATAGTCGGAACAATAAATATCAGCATCTTCATTAAAATAGCAAATATTAGAGCTGTTCCCTTCATCTCTCCTAAGTTCTTAGATACTTTAATCATCTCCCCAAGAGATTCATAATTGTTTACTTCAGAAAGATTAAACATTGCCAAATATGAATCAAGATAAATCTTTTTATAATCTGAATTTTTAATTCTTTCATAATCAATAGTATCAAGAAAATTTGAATCTATTGATTCTTGAACTTCTTGAAGATTTCTCAAAAATGATTTTATAAGTCCATAAAACTGTGGAGCATTCTCAATAAAATGATTGGGCACTAAATCATCAGCTAAATCTTCAAGTGTTTGTATTGCTCTCATTCATAAACCTTTTTAAATAAAGCTAATGGAGCCAAGTTCCATTAATGTTGATTTCTCAGATTTTATATTAATCTCTGGAGAATAAGTTATATTTATAAATCCATCAGTAGGTAGATCATCAGTCAAATCTTCTAAAGAAAGTAAATTTAAATCAGCAACATAATATCCAATTGTTAGACCATCTAAAGTTAAATTTCTTTTATTATAAACAACTCCATCAATGGTAACTGTAGTAATAGTAGCAGGATATGCTAAAATTTTACCATTGATAGTTCCTGAAAAAGATATATCTAAATCTTCCTCTGGTAGAATTTCTTTTACCCAACCATTCAATAAATAAGTATATAAATCTGCCTCGTTCTCAGGCATAGGAATTTTATCACTTGCTTTAGTAAGAAAATATTTCTTTGCTGAATTTGGAATCCATATATCACAACGACCATTATCAAATGACTGTTGAAATAATTCTTTAGATAATCTTAATTTTGGATAAATAAATACTTTTAAAGATGCATCTAAAGATTTATCAAATGTTGCTTCTAACAATCTAATAATTTTATTTTCAAAAATATAAGTATTAAAATTATTATGATAACTAGTAAAATACTCAGTCAGATATTGTGTTATTGCTGCTTTTGAATCGTCAGTATTTAAAACATTACCAATTAATTGAACTTCAAAATCAAATGAAATGTAATTTGGATGTTTAAAGATTCTTCCTGTTGCTACCATAGGCTTTTCATTCATATATCTTATTAAATCTACTTCTTCTAGAGCAGTTAGATATTTAAAGTTAACATCTTGAGGGACTACTGATAAAAATACATGACCCAACTTCTTAGGTATCATTACTTCTCCACCCCATACTGATATTTTTTCAACTAAAGAACTTTTAACTAAATATGCTGAATAATCTGCTTCAGAAACAGTTCGTCCACCTGTATTATAAAAAAGAGGGGCATTTGCTTTAATAGAGTCATTTGTTTCTTCGTTTGTTCCGCTTCTTGATTGTGAATTGACTGTTATAGTAATTGAGGAGTCTGGATTTTCAAGAGCACAATCTATAATTCCATTTGCTGCAGTTCCAGAAGATATTAAAAAAGATACATCAACAACATCATCAATATCTATAATATTGCCTTGTCCAGCAAAATACACCCATAATTTAATAAATTCAGTTTCGGGGTCATACTCTTCAAAATAATTTATTTTTCCATCAACTACTGAAAGTAATGATGATACTTTGGTGTATGTGTCTGAAAATAAAATATCAGACGATTTTTTCTTTCTAAAATACACGTTATTATTCTCAACATTTTTATAGTTTATAACAACTGTCTGTAATTGTTCTGTTGAAGTAAATCTTAAAGTTGAATCTTTTGTGTAGTCGATATACACACCTTCGACAATATCAATTGTATGTGATAAAACTGATGGTGAAAATTCTAAAGTTGATGTATTATAAAAAGTATATTCGCCACATTTGAACTTAGACCAAGCAGGTATAGTTAAATTGGGAGAAAGAGGATTAATTGATAATGTAATATTCATCTTAGACGAAACTTTACGTGTAATATTATATCCACGAGTCTGAGCTTCATGTATGATATTTTGTCTAATTTCAGATAGTTTTAAGTTTGTCTGATTAGCATTCATAGCATGTGTTGAATTGATTGCTTGTGTCAAATATGCTAAAATCTGAGTCAATATTGAAATATTGGAACCCTCATAATCAATATCAGTAATAACATTATTTGTAATCAAGTCAGTTTTAATTTTAGCCTTTATAGCTTCAATATCTAATGCTTCAGACGAAAGTGGTGAAATTAATTCCATTTTATTCTCTTTTATAATTATTTATTTAGTTTTCCAAGTAATTGAATACTTTTCTAACTCAGTTTTTATATCATATACTACTTGATTTGAAGGTATTTTGATTTGTATTCTATATGTTGATGAATTTATTAGTTCATTAAAAATATAAAGTTTAAACTCATCAATAAATTCATCATCTCTTCTTTTTAAATTTGTAGATAATCTATCTACTGTTAGTAAAATAGATTGTTCAATAGTATTTGATTTACTATAAAATTCACGTATTAGATATTCTATATATTGTTGTCTTTTTCTTGTAATTGAGTCATAAAACATAACATCATAAACATAAGAGTCTTGTGTATTTTTGATAGTATCATTTAGCAAAATACAAAAGTTCACATCATATAGTTTATTGAAAAGAAAAATTGCCCACCAATCATTAATTGTACCATAATATTTATATGAAAGTGTCATTAAATTTTCTTGTTCATTTAATGAATGAAATATAAAATCATTTGAATTTAAAAATTTTGATAAATCAACTTTTTTCCAAATATCAATAACTTCTTTATTATTAATTATCTCGGTATCATAATAAGAAAACATTTATACACCTGCCTTAATTGTAACTGTTTCAATTTCATTACTTCTTAAAATAGTATATTCTATTGTAACGGATATTCTAGACTGATTTGGATATGACTTAAATAATATGTCATTTATTGTTATTCTAGGTTCCCATCTTGAGATTTCAGTTATAATGATATTTCTAATAAGAGTTAGCGTAATTTCATCCATTTGCTCAAATAAAACTCTTTCTAAATCAGACCCAAATTCAGGATTTCCTGGAACAGTATACTTTTGAGTAAGTAAGATATTTCTAATTGAGTTGTTGATAGCTTCAGCATCTTCTGAAAGTTTTAAGTCTTTATTTTTAGTATTAAGACGATAATCAATGTCTGTGTAGACTGCCATAGAGAATACCTTTTATAAGTATTTATTTCTTAGGCATAGTATAATTTCAATCCAGATTCGTATGAGCCACCTTTCATAGTCATAACATTTTTTCTTTGTGTTCCTGAAGTTCTGTTATATGAAACATGTATCCATATCGAGTTTCCATGTTCAAAAATAAGTTGGTCAAATGTAATGTTATCTACTATCCATTTTGCTCTAGCAAGATATTCTTGATTTGAAATTCCTGGCCATTGAATATCGCAAGCTTGTCCCTTTTCGTGTTGAGACTTCCCATTAGTGGCTGTTCTAAAACCTGAATTTATTCTAGCTCCTGGATACTTTGAAACTATTCTTTCAAGAACATTATTAGCAAGAGATTTTAAATTGCAAACAATATCTGGAATAGTCAATCCAGCTTGAGCTTTAACTGAATGTTTAAATACTGCTTGAGTAGATAATGAACCCAAAGTATAATGTTCTGATAATTGAAGAGAATAATCTGGCTGATTCATATCTTCACAATTTGGAGATGGTGGAGTCTCTTCAGGTTCTGTATTAGATTCTTCAGTTTGAGGAGATTGTTCAGTCTGACCAGTATCGGCTGGTAATGTTTTAGGAGTTAAATTAATAGTATCTGGGTCATCTAAAATTGCATATCTAGATACTTGTAAGATTTCTGTAATTGCTTCTCCAGTAAATTCTTCTGGAAGAACTACTGGCAGATGCCCAATATCATCTGCAAACACATTAGGTGAACCTTGGTCAGAAACAGAACCACATGAAATCATATCAGTTATCCTATGAACAGCAAGACCATTTATAAAAACAGTTTGAGAACCTTGAGTTGCTATAGCAGTATGAGGTTGCGATGCTCCTAGACAATAATGTTCTTCATACGCATCAGTCATTCTTGATACTGGAATACCATTAACAAAAACATTAGGCGAGCCTTCAATAAGTGGTCTTGGTGGTGCAGAACAAGGAGAAGTGTCTATTGTTGAAACATCACCTATTCTAGAAACAGCGGGCATGGTATCTAGCTCACACTAATTTAAAAAGATTTGGGCACCATTGATAGTTATATTACCACCAGCAGTTATTTTAATGTTGCCCCCAGCCCATAGCTCTAAATTACCTTTAGATACTTGGATTGTATTATTATCTGATTTAATTTGGATATCTCCATTTGGTCTAATCTCATAGTAGGAACCATTTTTATGTTCTATTGCTACTCTTTCATTTCCAGGAGTATCATCAAGTTCAATTATTCCGGCAGTAGTCTCAATTACATTGTTAAACGGATAAACAGAAGAATTATTTAAAGGAGTAAGTTCAGGACCAGTTTGTTTTCCTACTCTTGTGCCGTAAATAGTACTTCCAAGATTTTTAGCTGTATGCATTAAAGATGAGTCTTTATTTCCTCTAACAATTCCACATACTAAAGGATATGAAGGATTATGATATAAAAATTCTACATATACCCAAGAACCAACTTTAGGAACCGATGAAAATCCAACAGTTGTATTGGATGCCCCAAACAATTCAGACATAGTCTCGGCCCATGGGCAGTTAGCATCAGTGACTGAGTCATCCAAAATATTATGAATTCTAACTTGTAGTCTTCCTCTATCTTCAGGGTCTTTATTATTAACAATTGTAGCTATACATTTATATGGAATCTCAAAATTTTTACTTACAAAAGGTTTAGCTTCATTCATTTTCTTTGTACCTATCTTGCCAATCTAAATTTAATTCTTCTTTATATTCTTCTACTATGTTCAACTCAAGAGCCTCATCAAGTGTTCTTGGCAGTTTACTTACACTGTATCCTAAAGTAATATGTGGCTGGTACTCTGGATAATCAAATGTTGCTTTATGTGTTAGCATTAGTTCTTCATGTCTCTTTTTACAGAAAGACGAATTGACTAAAAGGACTAAAGTATCACCAAATAATTCAAATCTTCTAGCAGTAATCTTCTGAGGAATCATTTCAGAAGGAGCCTCATAATTAGGAAGATATTTTCTTGAATATAAAAGAGTGATATGAATATCGTCTTTTTCAATAGGAGTCTCGAGATTCAACTTTTTACATAATTCAACAATTTTAGTATTTGATTCCTCGTCTAGACGAAAACCAGCATACGTTCCTCTAGTTGCTTCTCTGAGCCATCTTTCATAAGACAAACCAGAATCATATAGAGAATGATTCCCAACATCTTTTAAATAAATTACATCATACTCATCATCAATTTCATATACTAAAACTAAAGCATTTTCATAATCAACTCTAACTGACCATAGTCCTTTCATCTTACCATTGAGAGGATGTGTTTTTCTAAAAGAAGTATCTCTTGGTGTTGTTTTAATCTTTTCAAGAATTTCTATTAAATTATTATTCAATCTCTCAATAATTGATTTATTTTTTTTCAGAAATTTAGAATATTTTTTATCAAAACCAAAAAAGTCAGTATTAATAGTATACATTTAAATACTCATCTTTTTAATTTTAGTAATATATGAATCAACGCTTATTGATTTTTCTTTCATCATCTTTCCATATTTTTTAATAAAAGTTGAAGATACTTCTGGAGACATCTCACTCCCATCAACCATCAATATTACGTCTTTTGAAAGATTAGAATTCATTACATCTTCAGGAGTCTTAAACTGCTGGTAAAATTTCTCATCTAATATCATTTTAATGTCCTTTTAAAAACTTTTCATAATTATAATGATTTATCCTTAAAACTACATTAATTTAATTGGTAATGATTTCCATTCTCTAGTCATAAATCCATAATACTTACCACTTGAACATTTTACATAGATAACATTATTAGATGCTGATTGAACTTCTAATGTAGTACCTTTTTTGATGGTAACATTTTTCTTGATTGTTTTGAATGAATCATCATCTACTTCATCAACACCTTCAATATCATCATTCACTTTAAAAGTTTCACCTTCATCGGGCAGTTTAGCTTCTAGAAGTTTAGCATTCATAATTTCTGAAATTGTTTTAATTTTTAATTCATACATTTATTGTTCCTTTTTATGTTTTGTATATTATATTAGTAACATAGAGGCTATTACACCTCTATGTTATTTTAGAAAACGTTATGAAGAGACTCATATCCATCAATGTATGTAATTTCCATCATTTCATTTTTAGATTGGTCATTTATTAATGTTGCTAGAGGATTATTTTTTACATCTGAACGAGTAAATACTTTAATCTTCTCATGAAAGTCAACTGGGTCAATTACTGATTGGACTTCTACTGAAAACGGAGTATAAAGAACAGCCGAATTATTTCCTTTAGCGTTCAATGCTACACATAAGTAGTCCATATTAGCAAATTGGTCTTCTACTAACATCATATCAGATGGTAACCAAACTTTCTTTTCTACTTCTGAAAGTGGAGCTGCCGATAAAATTGATCTATAAATTCTAGATGAAGCAACCACTACAAAGTCTCCAGCAATTGATGTATTTGTACTAATAGCACCTGCAGATTGATTGATTCTCAAATATAAATCATTAAAGATTGAAAGAATTGAATCATTTACACCATATGAGTTAGTCAATACAATATTTGGTCTTGTATAGGCATTATCTCTCATAAATTTGAAAATTCTAGCTTTTTCTAATTTTTCTAAAGTATTTACTAAAGTTGAAATTAATTCTTCTCTATACTTAATTCCATATACTGAAAGTGAATCTGAAAGTGTCTCAGTAGTAAATCCAGACGATAATGATTTAGTAGTACAAAGAATTTCAAGTTTACCTATAATATTAACAATCTCTAATAAATCAGAAGCCAATTCGCCATCATCGGTGTCATAATTTCCATCATAATTGACTAAGAATGAAGCAAAATTTCCATTTGCTGAATATACTTCAGTTATAGTAGTAGCAGCAGCTGAATAAGAAGCGGCATCGTCAATTGAATATCCTTTAGCAAAGAAACCAGAAGTTACTTCGACTAATAGCTTTCCACTCTCAACATATAAAACTTTACCAGCACCCGCTCCTACACCATTTGTAGAGATAAATTCTCCAGCAGTAAACGCTGTAGAATCAGCAACAACAAGAACTCGCATATTGGATGGATTTGCTCCAGATGATTCTTTTCCTACATACTTCTGAACAATAACAGGTATAATTCCGTTTGAAGTAGGAGTTTCAATTACTGAACAAATGTCTTTAATTGATGTTTTTTCTGTTGCACGTTTAATAACGCTAGTAATAAGTGCTTTATATGGTGTAATATCAGCGGTTACATTCTTCTCTGTAAGTTCTTCTGACTCATATAACTTAGCTAAAAGTTTTTCAAGATTAGAAGAAACTTCAATAGAATTTTCAAGTAAAAAATTCATTTAAATTTCCTTTTTTAAGTATTTATTTATCTTCACTTTGTTTAGGTGTTGGAGGCTTCATTCCATCAGCCAATCTAAGTTTAATTTCGGCAACAGCTTTAGGGTCTTTATCTTTGACCATTCTGACTAAGTCTTTAGTTTCCATGTTATTTCTCCACTTTTAAATTATTTATTTTAGTGATGATTTTTTGTTTTAGTTTATCATCTTCTCTCATCTCTTGGACTAAGAAATTAATTACTTTTGCAAAAGACCCATGTTTCTTAATAAACTCAATGTTCTCTTTTGTTATTTGTACTTTTAAATATTCCATTTCACTCATATCTTTTTATCTCACTTTTATCAGTTAGTATTATAAATTTAAAATTGTAGCCATTATTTAAACACGCTTGTTCTTTTAATTTATTTACTTCAAGGTCCTTCTCATATGTCCAAGTAGACTTCACTTCTATGATAGTGTTTGAACTTTTAATAAGAATATCAGGTAAGTATCTTCTCTTTTTATTTTTATGAATGTAAGGAATAGATATATTTGGATGAATATCTAAATCATCTTCAGAGAATCTTTTTAAGAGAATATCTATAGCAAAATTTTCATATCCTTGATATAGTACTTCTTTACCTGAGGGCATAATATAAGTTTTGGTTTTGACTCCAGTAGTAAGTTTCTTATATGCGATTTCTTGCATCTCTTCATTTGATTTTGCTTGCCAAGTTTTTGATGATTTTTCTCTTATTTCAAGATTAGAAGGAAGCGTATTATTCTCAATTTTTGTATTCATAAGTTTTTCTTTATATTCAGGACATTTCATAGGATGTTCATAACCAAAATTCTCTATCCAAGTTTGTTTAATTTTCTCTAAAACTTCTGGAGATTGAAGTGGAGAAGTGGTCCCATATCTTTCCATACAAGTTTCTTTAATTTTATCTTTGATTTCTTCTTTCTTTTCTTCTGAGAAGTTAGCTTTAGTTTCTAGAATCTTTTCTTTATTACAGTAATTTTCTGCTCCATACTTTTCTAGTTTAGTAGCTTTACCTTTATTTGCAAAATCTTGAATCTCTTCTTCTGATTTATTTGACCAAGTTTCAGATATCTTCTTAGGGTTGTTGTAATTTTCATTTCCATGGTTTCTAAGTTTAGATTCTTTGTTTCTTTTTACATGTGTATCTTTTTCTTCTTTTGTTTTATTTGCCCATTTTTCTTTGATATTTCCTAATCTTTTTGGTGAAGTGTGTTGACATTTAGTAGAGCAATATTCAGTATACCATTTACCTTTAAAGATTGTAGGATTTCCGCAGAAACATTTTGGTCTGTCTTCAATATCATTTAAAAGGACATATACCCTTTCTTTAAAAGTTGATTTATATTGGTTAAATGTTTCAGTATATTCAAGAATTTTTGTAGTTATTTGTTCATTATATATTTTGCTTCTATTGTCAAAAATATAAGGATTAAGTTTATTTGCGGAGTTAAAACAAGTTTTTAGAATTTCTTCTTTTAATTGACTTTTTGTCATTTTATTCCTTTTGAATTTTCTTTTTTATTATATAGAATTAAACCTTAAAGAAGGATAAGGGATAGAAATTAATCTATCCCTTATTTAGTATTACTTCAAAGGAGTTGAAGTAAAATCAACACCCATATAGGTTACATAAGCAGAAGAAACTTCTGCATCTCTAAGTGTATTCCTAGTTAGCGCATATCG